GCATGTTTATAGACTGGAATCAGTGGGTTAATGCTTATGATATAAAAAATTTTATGATTGATGACCCTATAAATGACTGGCTTAATAGAATAGATATTATTAAAATAAAAGACCAGGAAACGTGCGATTTCTTAATAAAATCGTTTTGTAAAAATAAAAGCATATTTAATGATTATGTAAATAAAAACGCCGCTGAATTTAAAAAAACTATAATGGCTCATATTATTAATAAAATCTCATGTGTATCCGTTGAAGATACACCAAAATCACATAAAGGCTTTTTATATACAATGGAAAATATTAAAAAAGGCGTCCCCGTTATATTTAATGCCGTTTTACATGATTACAAGAAACAGATATACGGCGTGGCCGATATATTGATAAGGGCCGATTATATATCAAAGCTTTTTAATATGAAATCTAATGATAAACATTACAGAATAATCGAAATTAAGCATACAACGCTGCATCTGTGTGCGGATAATATTAATTTGCGAAATACAAAAAACATATATTGCAAGGGCAAGACTTATATGCTTAACAAAATACTGGGCGAAATGCAGGGATATGCGCCTTCTAAATCTTATATAATGGGCAAGAATATAATATGCAAACAAGATAATAAATTTACTAAATGCGATTCGTTTGAGCGAGTGGCGAGTGTTGATTTTAATTCGGATAAATCAATAAGAAAGAAGACCGCTCTTGCCATTGACTGGGTTAGAAGTCTGGAGCTATGTAATGATTGGGCTTTATTTCCACCAACGTCGGATGAGCTTCGGCCTAATATGTGCGTTGCAAGCGATTTTCAAACCATTAAGACTGCTATAGCATGTAAGCAAAATGAAATAACGGAACTGTGGATGTGCGGCATAAAAAACAGAAAAGTTGCGATTTCTAATAATATAATTAATTGGCGATTGCACCCCAAAATAACATCGGCAATGTTGGGCATTCATGGTAAACCGGCCGAAACACTTCAATTAATATTGGAATATAATACTAATAATTCGAAAATAATATATCCAAAGAAAATTATATCTAAATTATTTGATTGGCGTGAGCATCAGGATGAATTTTTTATAGATTTTGAAACTATGCCGGATGCTGCAAATTCTATGATTTTTATGGCCGGTGTTGGATATTTCAAAAATGACCAGTTTATTTATAAATGCTTTATTGCCGATGATATTACAGTACAAGCCGAAACTAAGTTAATTAATGAATTGAATTTATTTATTACAAATTTATCAGATTCGGCCCGCCTATGGCATTGGTCGCATGCCGAAAAAACTATTTATAATGCGGCGCTCGCCCGAACGGGTGTGAAATCAAAACTAAATAACTGGTGCGATTTACTTCAAATATTTAAAGAAGAACCTATCGTAGTTAGAGGTGCGCTAAACTTTTCATTAAAAAGTATAGTTCATGCATTTAATATGCATGGGTTTATAGACATATCTTACAAAGATAGTAAAGTTTCTAATGGGTTAGACGCCATGTGTTTGGCTTACAGTGAATATAAGGCAAATAAGCATCAGGAATCAGATGTTATAAACGATATTAAAGACTATAATGAAGTGGATGTAAAATCTTTATTTTATATTTTATTCTATTTAAGAAATAAACATTAATCTAATATATATGTTATATGGTTACTACACGATCGCAAAATAAAAGGAAGTTTACAAAGACTTACTTAAAATCGGATGCGTCTGGGTCTGATGAGTCTGAGTCTAAAGAGTCTGGTTCTGATGAGTCTGGTTCTGATGAGTCTGGTTCTGATGAGTCTGGTTCTGATGAGTCTGGTTCTGATGAGTCTGGTTCTGATGAGTCTGATGAATTAAATAATATGTCTGATGATATTAATAGCGACGGCGATAGTAATATTCCCTTAACATCTGAGAATAAAATCTTCCATAAAATTAAACTGTCCGATTTATTAAAAAAAAAGATAAAAAACAATCTTAAAATTGCTAAAAATTCATTAATGCAATATAAACGCATACATAAAATAATTAAAAAAAAGCCAACGGTTAATAAATTATTAAAGATGAATATACCACTTAAAAAAAAATGCGATATTATGGAACGAATTTTAATACTAAATAATATGGATGATGAAACGTTTGAACATATGTGTTTAAAAAATAGTATTAAAGAACAAATGGAAAAATATTCAAATAAGTCTATAGATTACGAAAAGTTAGATAAATTAGAAAATGATATTAAAAATATTGATATTGATTTACCGTTACAGTACAAAATATTAACTTCAGATATGCCGCTAGACCGCAAATTTATCATTTACAATAAATATAAATATTTGGACCAGCTATCGGAAAGCAACAGTGAATATCCCAAATTATTAAACTGGATTGAAACCGCATTAAATATTCCAAATTCGGTTAATAAAATTGGCATTAGTATAACCGACGGAAGTTCCAAAATATCCGAATATTTGTTCAATATAAAAACCAGATTGGACAGCCGGATATATGGCTTGGAATCAGTAAAGGAACAAATTTTATTGATAGTAAATAATATGATAACAAATCCCAAATATACGGGAATTAACATGGCGTTAGTCGGGCCGCAAGGCGTTGGTAAAACAGAAATTACACAAATATTGGCGGAAACTATTAATCTACCATTTACCCAAATCGCACTGGGCGGTTCTAATGATAGTAGCTTTTTATCGGGCTATGGATATACATACGAAGGTAGCACACCGGGCGCAATAGCTACCGGTCTTATAAAGATGAAGCAGTTAAACGGCATTATATTATTTGACGAGTTAGATAAGTTAACCAATAATAAATTTGGAAATGAAGTTAGTAAAATATTATTGCATATCACCGATAGCACGCAAAATCATGAATTTAAAGATAAATATTTAGGTAATGAATTACCCATGAATCTTAGCAATATTTGGTTTGTATATTCGTTAAATTATATAGAGGCTTTAGACAGAACTCTGCGCGACAGACTGCATATAATCGAAATTAAAGGATATACAAAGAAAGATAAAAAAGAAATTGCCGGGCTCCACTTGATACCAAAAGAACTTAAAAATTTAGGCATGGCGGCCGGCGACATTACATTTAGCAATAAATCATTAGAATATATCATAGATTATTCAGATGAAAAATATACGCGCGAAACAAAGGATAAAGATGGTAAATCAGGCGTCCGTCAACTTAAGTATATTATTTGCAATATTATTATGAAATTAAACATGATTAGAAATTGCACGTTGCCTGATGGCAAATCGGGCTTAAACATTGATTATTATATCGAAAACGTTAAGCTTCCATTTGTAGTTAAAACATCACATATAAAAAAATTAAATGTATTTGCAAAGCCCGTGCAATCGGAGCAATTATCTATGTATTTATAAAAAATGAAATTTTATACACCAAAATTATCATTGAATGAATCGAAAGGTTTTTATTTGAATCGAGATAATCAGAAACATTCAAGAATTAATTTCAATTCATTCAAGAATTATGTCTGAAAGCCGACCTGTTATACAGATTAATATTACATCTCGTATTGCATATGATATTATTATAAATATAGATGATTCAGATAAAAAGGTTAAAGTAACTAAAACCGAAACGCCAGTTATCGTTTCCGCATTACCAACTACACCGGTCACACTTGCAAATTTATTTGATGTTTGAAAGATTTACAAGTAAATCCTTCGGTTTGAAAGATTTAAAATTGAAATTTATTTTTTGTATTGTATATTGAAAGATTTACAAGTAAATAATTATTTTCTAGCCGTTTGAATAAATGTCTATAATTGTTAAAAGATGTATAATAAATTGGTTAAATATTAGCATTGATGCAACCAAGGATACTTTAAAGGTTGGTCGAATGCTAACTTTATCTGAATTTATTAATTATACTAAATTTAATATTGATGATTTTTCGATGCGTAAATTTTATTATAATATGTATACAGAGATTCCTATTTATATTGATAACTCTATTATTGAATGGTTTGGATATAAAGGATTTATTAGAGAACAACGAAAACAAATAAGAAGAATGTTACAAAATAATTTTTCAGATTATAAAGACGAATATTGGTTTGAGTATTCTAATTTAGAATATAAGGAATTTTATAAAAAGAATTCTATGGGGGTCAAGACCCCCATAGAAAATATGGAGAATTTATATCCGGATCCAATCGAATTTAAAGGAAAAAATAAAATAAAACATTTAATAATCCATCCTACTGTATTTAAACATATAGTGTTAATGGCAGATACCAAAAATTCTATGAATATACGGAATTACTATATTGCATTAGAAGATTTAATTAAAAAATATACACAATATCAGGCCGAAGTTATTAAATCGGATAATATAAGTTTAAAAGATTTATTAAAGGAAACAAATATTATATTAAAAGAAAACGAAAAGAAAGCTGCCGAAGAACGTAAGAAAGCCGACGAACGTTTTAACAAGCTATTAGGCGTTGCTGAAGATACTAAAGAAGAAGTTCTAGAAAAGATAAGTGAGCTTGCTGAAACGCGATTGGATTTAAGTAATGTAGTACATGACAGAGTATCGACCAAACGCGTACCGGCTAACAAAATATCTTACTTTGTTATATTAAAAGATGCCGACGATGAAAAGGTACCATACTATGTTTTACGCGCACAAAAACAATCAGTTTCTCGAAAGATAACAGAAATGCAGAAAGATTATAATGTACATGAAGTGTTTAGAATTTATGAACCAAATGCCGTAAATTTTTGGATTTCCGTATGCAATAAGTTCTCATCAAATATTAGAAAATCGCCAACACAAAACTGGTTCGCATTGCGTAATATAACATTTTTAAACTTTAAGAAACTCATGCTTGATATGGACGAATCTGAAAGAAAAAACCCGAAGTTTATTTGAATTGAAAGGTTTTTACAAAATACTTTCAGTTCAAAATTGAAATTTATTTTTTTAAATATAAATGACGCAATCAATCAATGAAAATAATAATATTGCAATTAAGCGGCTTGAATCCGAGTTCTCCTTATTAAATATTACTATAGATGATATGTTTGAAAATTTACTTAATTCAAGCGTTGCTAATGCCAATGCTTCGGTTAAATCAATTATTAAAAATTCAATCGACGAAATCAAGATTAAATTATTAAATGATACAATTAAGGCATATAAAGATATTATAATTAACTTAGAAACACAGTACGCTGAAATATTAGATTGAATGTTTAGAATGAATAGATACATTAATTCTGAAAGTGTTTTATTTTTTTAAAAAAATTGAAAAAATAAATAATAGTTAAAATGCTTACGCATAATGTTGTAAATTTAATTGCATATTTCAGGTTTCTAACAATTAAAGATGCCGTGAACCTATGCCGCACATCAAAGAAATTTCAAGAGTGTACTAAAATATTCTTTGCTAATATATTTCGACTTGAATTAGTGGAACACTACATGAGTTGCGACAACGGATTTCCTCTGTTAAAATTGGATCTAACGTTTTCAAAATTCACGGGACTAAAGTTTTTGAGCATATATGGTGCGAGCATAGAACAAGCCCCCCAATCGTTGCCTGGCCTTGAATCTCTTAAAGTCTATCATGGTGCTGATGCGTCGTTCTTTAAGACCATAAATGTACCAAAACTTAAAGTTTTAGTTGTAGATAATCCAAGGCATTTAACTGGCTCTGATTTATGTGAATTTATTAATCGGTGCCCCGAACTACACTGCCTCGCAATTAAGGATATACCTGAGTCAAATGAGATGTTTGCAAAATGCTTTATTAAGTTGGAGAAATTATATTTAGGACGGTGTATGCTATCTACTGAACTAAGCGTAATTCGAAAGACACCGAACAGCCGGCTCCAACTGGTGATAGGTCATGATGCAAACATGTCATTGATTCAATATATTAATCTTTGCAATGTTACTGATTTGGTATGCACCAATCAATATCTAAACCCGACCTACATGAAATCGCTTATCAGCAGTTGCCATAGACTCGAATACTTGTCTATTAGCAGCGCCGCTCTATCATTTGGTGAAATGGTCGGCTCTTGCGGAAAAACACTTAGGAAGTTGAAATTTAGCGGCATGGAAATCACAGCAGACCAGATTCGCTCAATGATGAAACTTCAAATTACGCATCTTTCAGTGCATACTGAAATCAATCGCTTAAGGTCTGATGCTCAAAATGCATTGTTAGAGGTTGCTTCATTGAAGCAGTGTTTCGTAGGCAAGTATCAACTTTCGACAGTCAAGTTTATGAAGTCTATTGGATGTGATAGTGATGCTATGGAGCGCGAGTGTTTTCCAATTTGAAAGGTTTAATAATATTTTTTTAAAAAATTGAAATATATTTTATAAAGCTTATAGCGGGAACAATTCCTACTGAAATGGCCGAATTTGAGTATTTGATTACCGAACTTGATGAAAGTTTCGATTATGATAAAATACTTATTGAACTAAACAATGAACTAAAGAATAAGGATGAAGAAATTTTGCGATTAAAAGCAGAACTTTCAGTCTCAAATATTTGCCATAAAAAAGCTCTTAATTTAGAACAAGATGAGTTAAAGAGATCAATGCGCGAGTGCGATGGTTTAACTGCGAATAATAAAATTTTGGAATCTACTATTGATGAATTGGAAAGCGAAAAACAAGACTTAGAAGAGTATTCAAATAAGTATCCAAAACTTCTTGAATGCTACAATAAATTGCAGAAATTCAACGGCGAGTTGCGCAAGGCTAATAACGAGTTACGGGCCGATAAACGATATTTAGAAGATTATGTTACTTTATTGCTTTCAAAGCGCCGAAAGCTAGTCCGTTGAATGATTTGAATTTTTCTGATACTCAGAAACTTTCATGATACATTAATTTGGGTTGAAACTATAAATATATACATTGAAAGTTTTGTTTGCGGTATCTTGCGATACTAAATCATTCACGATACCAAAATTGAATTTTATTTTTTGTATTGTACGTATCTGCGATACAATATTATACTTTGAAAAATTTACAAGTAAATAATTTCAATTTATTCGGAATACTTTCAAAAAAAAATGAGCAACAAAGAATCCACTATGATATTATCATTAATGAATTATAGTGTTACGGTGGTTAAACCAATAATTAGTTCTGTATTATTGTTATTTAAACCAAAACATATTGACCAAGGTAATGATTGTTGTTTATATAAAAATAATAAAATAAAAAAATTAAAAGAAAAATTAAAAGAATTGGAAGAACAAATTAAAAGTTCTAATATTGATTATCATTATTTAGATAAGGAACTTCAAATTTCGCGTAAAAGACATGCCTTAGTATATAAAGAATTACAAAAAAGAAGGAATAGTGAAGAGATTGATAATCGGTTAAAGGAACGTGATCAAAAGCATAAACGCCAAAAATTATCATAACTTGAATAAATGTATAGTGACGAAATATATCCGAGTAAATAATTCGGTTTGAAAAATTTACAAGTATATCCTTCGGATATATACTTTCATTTCAAAATTGAATTTTATTTTTTTAAAAGTTATACTTTGAAAGGTTTTATAAAAACCTTTTGGAAAAATGAGCAACGAGGAAACCACCATGCTAGAACCAAGCAATACATTTAGCCCATCTATTAGTATGCCATATAGTAAAACAGGGTTTTGTATTATTCCGCATGATAGTTATTGCAATAGTAAGTTTTGCGTTAGTACGCATACTCGCGAAATGAATGCATTAAAAAAGACATTAAGTGAATTGGAGGAAGCTATTAAACAAAAGGATAAAAATCTTGCAAACTGCCGGTTAGAAATTAAATTTTTAAATGAAGAAATGAACAGAAGAACTTCCGACATGAAAATTTTAAATATTAATGATCCGTTAGTATCTAATGATGTACTTTTAAATTAATTAAAAGTATTTTGTAAAAACCTTTCAGTTCAAAATTGAATTTTATTTTTTTAAATCTAAATGTTAACTATGAACTGGACCGAAGTAGACGCCGTTGATGAATTGGAACACAAAGTTTATGAGCTAACGATGGCCTTTAATAAATCGCAGCCCAATCTTAAGAAACTTGAATTTGAAATAGAACAAGCGCGCAAAGAAATTATTAAACTAAAATCAGAACTTTCTAAACCGCATGACAAAAATATTATATCGCGAAACAAAACTATTGAAGCACATATCGATACCGATATTCTAAAACGAAACTACGACCTCGACTTTACTTTAGTTAAAAAACGAAACTACGACCTCGACTTTACTTTAAAATATAGTATGCCGGCCGCAAAACGCAGGAGAACATATTAAAATAATTTAAAACTATTTTTTAATTGCATATGAATAAACATAGTTTCATATATATAAATGTTATCAAATATAGGATTGTTTGTACTGGTTATTATTTTATTAGTCGTTTCATATTACATGGGCGGTTATATGACCGAAATGAATACACTGGGCGGATTTTGGGAAACAAATGCCGAGTTTAACTTGGAATCTGGTTTAAGTGCGTTTACGTTTTATATAGGAGACAAACGTAATGGCGAATATTCATCGTACTTACTAATGATGAAAGATGATAATTCTATACTAATAAATGAACCACTGGTATTCACCATTACGGGCCGCTATGATATGTTTAAAGATTATAGAGAATTCATATTAAGATTTAAAAAACTAGAATCTGATGTTTTCCCAAGCACTATGAAAATGCGATTTTATCCGCAAAATGGTAAAATAATATTATTAGACCGCGATAAAATTTATGCTATGTTTTTTAAGAATCCGGTGTTATCTGAGTTAGACCGCATTAAAAAATATGACGACAAAAAAAATAAAAACAATAGTATATGACTCCAATAAAAGAGCTTTATTATGGCGTTTGCATTCCGGTCCGAATTTTATTGGCCGTTCTAATTGTAATATTGCCAAATAAATACATGAAATATTTAATATTGCCTTTAATAATTATATTGTGCATCATTATATACCGCTACATAACATACGATGAAAATCAAATCGGAACATTTAAACAAAAGGTAACGTGGCAAAAATTGAGGATTCCGCATATGTTAGATATAATTATAATGGTTTTATCTATAAGCACGGGCCAATATAAAGTAGCCCGCGTTGTGCCGGTTCTTGATGTAATATATTCTCTTAGAAATTTTAAATAAAATTAAATAATTTTAAATAAATTTAAATTTTGTGGCCCTTAATATAAAGAAGCTCTTGTATTATATCCGTAGGTAATGTATGTTTTAATATTAAACCTATTAAAATAGTGCCACCGGCCGTACTAAATCCGGTAGCTAACGGCCAAAATAACGGCTGATACATGTAATTTTTAGTGGCCAAGTCATAGAACGCCCCGCCTACGCATAAAAAACTTATGGCAAGTATAATTATAGTACTCATACGTAAAACATGTTTCATTGATTTATATTATAACTTATATTTTTTATATATGAAATGATTATAGTAAATTGCATACGACGTATAATAGAACGCTGTAGAAAGGAACCCAATAAGCTTAGAGATATTTTGTATGCGTCCAACTGCAATCACAAGGCCGAAATTATGAAAGAACTTAATTTAAAAGATGCCCATAAATATTGCAAGATAAATCAGTTATCCGGCCAACTATCTGGGTCTTTGGTCGAGCAATATATAACAAATAAATATAATATGTCCAAAAATGAAGCTTCATTATGTATTGGAGATGCTTATTATAAACGAGCAAATATTGAGATAAAAATCTCATGCGGTGGAAATAAACATAACCAATTTAATTACGTGCAATTAAGAGTAAATCACGATTGCAATTATATACTGACGGCGTATTACATTAGCAGCGATAATATAAACCAAGGCGGTGAGCTATTTATATTTAAAATATTAAAAGCCGACATTAAAAAAATTATACTTAAATACGGGTCGTATGCGCATGGAACTACGAATATATTGGGCAAAATAACAAAGGCCGATTTGGATAATAAAAACAACAATAAAGAATATTCCATAAGGCCAAAATATGGCGATTCGTGTTGGCGCGAATTATTAAGGTATCGAATATATAAATTATGATTTATTAATATGCTGCAGAAATTCTAATATTGACCAATTCTTTTTTGGCGAATTTGTTGGCGATTGAACTGGGGAATTAGCTGGAGACTTCGGAGACCGCGCCCGTAACTGCGGAGACCGCGCCCGTAACTGCGGGGATTGCGCTGGCGATCTAAATCCGATATAAATTGGCTTTGAACTAACAGTTGGCTTAATATCTTTCATAAGTTCTTCGTAAACCGGTGTTATTTTTTTTGGTTTTTTATTCTTTTCTTTTCGCGTTCGTATAAAGTTTAACATTATTATACTTATATAAATATAAAAACATATGAGCGCTATTTATAATATTTTTACAAGCCGCAAGCCGGATATTGGAACTGCCGAAATTATGCATATTGTTGAATTGCCAAATATATATAGAAGTATTCCGGTTAGAATAAATAAAATGGTTTACGGCGATTGGGGTGATATTCAAAACAGAGAATCGCGAATTGCTTTAATGTTATTTTTATTTACACTAAATACTATTTATCCTATTTTCTCAAGAATGTTTTTTGGATGTTTAGGATTTATACTCAGCTATCAATCATATTATATGTTTGGAGCTTTAAAATCGGGCGACCCGGCGCCTGGTATGCTAAAATTTTCAAATGGAATTCATATACACCATTGGATGTATTGCTCGGCTGGCTTGGCTTTAATTTGGGGGCTTGGAATTGATAGCCCATTCGCCGCCGGATTGTGTTTTGGCGGCATAACACATGGTATACAATTTAATGACTGGCATAACTTTAAAAATAGTAATAAAAAAAGTGAATAAATATAGTAACTTAATAAATGTGCTTCTATAACATATATAATTTTCTGTTTGGCGTGCCGAATGTCCAACGGCACGAAATTGTTCCTGAAAAGCTGCCGCGCCGACCTAAATTAAAGATAGATAAAACAAGATATGACACGTTTTATTTCCCGGAAGGTCATGGTATATTATTTGTCGATTCGCCGTAAATACTTTGAACGTTTTTGTAAAAAACCTTCAAGAATACTTTGAAAGGTCAAAATTGAAATTTATTTTTTTGTATAATTATACGAAAGTGTTTCGAATAATGGAATATATTACCGATAAAACTCAGGTAAACGAATTATCGCAAATTAATATACCTAAATGTTATGCTGGTTATGTAAACACAGCCGTTGCTTCTTCAGTAAAGTTATTAACTATGAAAGAATTTATTACTATTACAGGATTTGAAGTTGACTCAAAAACTTTTGATATTTTATTTATGAATATAAATGATGAGGGCGTGCCTATTTATATTAATGCTGATATGTTAAATTGGATGGGTTATATAGGTGAAGAAAATAAACAAAAACAACAGTTAAAAGAATTAATTCAAAGAAATTTTGAAGAATCTGATTATAAACTATTAAAAAATACAGAATATAAAACATTTTTAAAGAATGAAACAGAGGAACTAAAATTAAACTTTCCGGAGCCTGTTGTAGGTGTATCGGCTCGGTCTAAAAAACATCTTATTGTAATGCCGGAAGCTTTTAGACATTTATGCATGATGATTAACACTAATAAAGGTAAGTATATAAAACAATATTATACAACATTAGAAAAGTTAGTCAAAGCCTATTTTATTTATCAATGTGTATTTAATAAATTATGCTATAAAAATGAGTTAGATGCTTTAAAAAATTTACCACACATAAAATTATATACACAAAATCAGGATAGAATTAGATTAAATGAAGAAATAAAAAATATAGGTAAAATAGGTTATGTTTATTTTATACAAGAAGATATAAGTAAAAATATAAAAATAGGTTATACATATAACTTAAAAAATAGAATATCTGAATTGCAAATAGGAAATTCACAGCAGTTAATATTGTTATATGTTTTTGAAAGTAAAACTCCATATAAATTAGAAAAAGAATTACATAAAAAATATAAAAATTTTTGTTTAAGAGGTGAGTGGTATAACATTTCTGAACTTTTAAGAAACTCATAATTTATTAAAAAAATATATTAATTCTGGATAAATCCGAAAGACAAAACCCAAAGTATATTTAGTAAAAAATATAGATAAATATTTTTTACTACATAGTTGCAAAGGAGATACAGGCGTGTTATTTGGTGTTGGAGGTTGCTCAGTGCTATTACATTCCACCTCGGTTTTAATCTCGTCGCTATCGTCTTCAATATAGCTCAGGTCCGAAATAAAAGCGCAATCAGAGTGTTGGTCCTCAGCTTCCTTGAATCTATATAAATGAACAAGAATTATATTGCCGTCATACGACTTGTTGCAAACAGCTGGAATAATTGGCTTAAAGCCATTTTTTTCCAACAAAAATTGAATTTAAGCCATTTTTTTCCAACAAAAATTGAATTTAAATAAATAAAATATACAATGGGATACTACGATTCAGACATGCAAGATATTATAGTACGCGGTAGTATTTTCTATATTAACAATAGATGGGTTATTTTTAGGTTTCTTGTTAATTTATTTGCATTGGTATCAACTGTATTTATTGTTGCTATTATGAAAGCTTTCAAATATTATTGCATTGCGATAGCTCTTGGAACCGTTGCCGATAATCGCGTTGCTTTAATTGTTACAGCTGGTATTGCTGATATGTTTATTGAACTATTTTACAATGCCGTTACAAGCTATGATAAAAAATTTGTAAAAGTTTTATTGGATGTTTATGCGTAAAGATTTATAAACTTCTATAAAAATTTATAAACTTTTTAATTTTTGTATTAAAAATGAAATAATTTTTGTATTAAAAATGAAATTAATAATACAATATAAAATACGATGGGAATTAAAGGGTTTAGTAAAACGTTTGCCCCCAAGTTAATTAAACATAAAGACTTGAAAGGCCTAACAGGAGCCTTTGATGCATCTGTAATTATGTTTCAAGGCTGCCTAGGAATGTCCTCAGTAAACGGACTGACCGATTCCCACGGTAACCCAACGGTGCACATTAATGTTATAATTGCCCGCATTATTAATTTTATAAAAGATTCAATTGGCCAGGTATGGGTATTTGATTACCATGAACATGCTTATACCCCACCACACAAGCAATTAGAATTAGAAAAACGGCATAAACGCCGCGCCGAAGCCAGCAGAAAATTAGAGGATTTAAGAAATAAAAACAAATTGTTTTCGGAATCAGACGAAGATACAGAGACCAAAATTAATCAGCAAGAAAAAATAACATTCTCAATTAATGAGCGTATCATAAACGATTGTAAATTTATACTTGATTGTTTTGATATTAAATGGTGCGTTGCCCCCAAAGGCATAGAAGCCGAAGCTGTATGTGCTGAATTAACTATTACAGACGAACTAGATTTTAACTGCGATTTTGTTTACACAACTGATGTGGACGCATTGCTATACGGCGCTAAAAAAGTCGTCAGGTCAATAAAATCAGGTCCTAAAAAAGTGATTCAATTATATGATATCGATGATTTATTAGACATTAACAATATCGAAATGAAAGATTTAATTAAAATTGGTTTAATGCTTGGGTCAGACCATGCTCCAAAAACTCCTAATATAGGGCCCAAGACTGTGTTAAAAAAATATAAAGAAATAGAGCTTACGCCAGACCAAAAAAAAGCCGTTTCTGTATTCACAAAACATATAGATATAGAAACTATAAAGATTAATAATACACACGAGCCGGGCGCTGATATAATTAAATTAAAAGCCTTATTAGATTGGCTAGAAGCTAAAAATTTCAACAGAGAGCGAATCCGACAACAATTATTAAAAATTAACAAAGATATTTAAGTATTGTCTATAAATAGAACTGTACCCGCATTCATCATATTTATTATTTTTTCCTGTTTAATTTTTTCTAAATTTACTAAAGACGAATCAAATTGCCGTTGCTCGCGAATTATTAATGCATGGTCTGTATCGTAATATTTTAACTTATTTAAAAAATCATTATATATTTTTGTAGTTTCGGCATTTAGCTTTCTTTCCTTAAGTTCTTTACTACTAAATATGCCATAATGGCTTTCGTTTTTATTAAAATTAGAATACTCTTCTGTTATTTTATTTACCGTATTTAAATATTCTTTATCAATATTTTTTAAATTAATGTTAGTTCCTTTAATATTATTTTTTACCGAATCGTATTTTATTTTTATTTGCGATTTTATGTGCTCCATGTGTATATTTATCAAGATTTTTTTTTAAAAAATATCAATGTATCTGTATATGCAGCTATGGAACCAAAAACTACAGATAATATGCAAAAGCATAATAAATACGCTAATAAGTATGTGCCCAATGCTATTTATTGGGGTCTAGGCATTGAAAATGAAATATATTTAGAGTTTCGAGAAATGTATCAATTTAAAAAAGCGGATTTTATTAAATCGTGTAAGCGCGAGCGATATAGCGTTGATTATTTTAGTAATTATAAAAAAAAAGATAGCGATAACGCTTTACAATTTTATGTGACACTTAAAGATGATTATATTCCGGTTCCTATTTTATTAAACGCGCATAGTTTTACAAGAACTGACAGATTTAATAATCCTACAAATTTATATACCAAACTATGCGAACCAAATCCTAAATTTACAGGCGAAACTCTAATAGAAACTCTTTGCAAATCCGAGAATAACTATTTTCAAAACACAATGGGTAATGAGTGGCTGTTTGATGGAGATACTATTGAATTTAATACTTTAAATTTTTATAATGCTACGTTAAATAATGTTTTGGGAGAATTATCATATAATAAAATAACATTTATTGCCGAAATAAACAAAACATTTGAATCATTAGGTATTTTTAAATATGGAAAATTAGATATTATGAGTCAAAATCATCCGTTTGCTACATTTATGACAAATTTTTCAAAAATAACTATTTTTAATAACGGAACGCTACATTATAATTTAACACTACCTACGCAATTAAACAATAAATGTAAAATAACTAATTACGAAACATTTTTACAAGACCATAAAAAAGCAATAAGAATCATTCAATTTATGGAACCTTTTTTAATATCCGTATATGGAACTGCCGACATATTTTCTAATATGCCTGGATTTTTAGATTCGCATTTATTTTCAAAATCTTCGCAGCGGTGCGCCGTTTCTCGATATATTGGCATCGGTACATATGATACTGACAAAATGGAGAGAGGAAAAATAATGACTACACCGGTCGATGAATTAGATTACAGATGGTTTCATACGTTTTATCAAAATATTGCATACACGAAATTAAATGAGATTGGATTAGATATTAATTTTAACAAGCATTATAATCACGGAATTGAAATAAGGTTTTTAGAACATATCACTGATGAAAAAAAATTAAAAGAATCTTTTGAATTTATTATTTTATTAATGGATTGTATTCTTGATAATACCGGTAATTTAGAAAATCCAATTTATAATAAAACATGGAATGATTTTGTTACAAATATAATGATTCACGGTAATACATATGAATTAAATAATAAAGAAAAAGAATTATATGAACTTATTTTTAATATAAAACTAGAAAGTTTACAAACAATAGATGTTTATCATGAAATATATAACAAATTACTTATACGATATAATCATATTACAAAAGATAGCGATAATTTATTTTTATGTAAACCAATCGGAAATTTTTCAAAACTTGCTTTACAGACACAATTGCGAAAAATAGAAAATATAAGTGAGCCTATAGAAAATATAAGTGAGCCTATAGAAAATATAAGTGAGCCTATAGAAAATATAAGTGAGCCTATAGAAAATATAAGTGAGCCTATAGAAAATATAAGTATAAATTATATTTTTAATAATTTAAATATCAAAAAAACTAAAAAAAAATTAGGATGGTGCTGTTGTTTGTAACTACAATAGTACGCCTCAAAAATTCTAACATTATTTATATTTTAAAAATGATAAATGAAACCAGATTTGATGCATCTTTATTCTTATATTTTCATTTAATACCAAAAAAAGAGCAACGGGCTCAATTTTTTTCTGGAAGCCTATACCTACAACACCTACACTGCACAATCGCCATATGCTGGGCCTAATCTATACCTACAAATCTCTCTCGCAATAAACACCGCTCGCAACTCTCTCCGCACTCTCTCCGCACTCTCTCCGCACTCTCTCCGCACTCTATCCACACACTCTGGCCGATTGCCTCTAGCAATACCTCTTGCCAGTTGCCCTCACTCGCCACACTCGCCACTCTCGCCTCCAATCAATTGGTCTGGTGAAGCCACACACGCACAAATCTGGGCACCCGCAGATTCGGACAGATGAATTGCTTAACTCGTCATCCAAATGGTCCCAGAAATCATCGTCGCCTGGGTCAGGAAAATCGGAATTGGGGTCAGAATTAACTTGTAGGTCACTTCCATCCGCTTGAAACACCAATTTGGACCCAACCAGAGTGAAGCCATTTGAAACTCGTAGATAACCATCAACCCGCATGCGGTAAGCCACCACGTATGCAAAGTTGGCCGCCCACTGAGCAACATCTGCATTCGAGAAATCGTCAAACTCCGGCAAGTTATATAGAAGGTCAATGACGTAGCCAGTCAAACGATAATAAATGTGATTCTGCAACCATGCAATCCACTGAATCCGAGACATTGGGATATTTCTGGGGATTTCGCCGATTATTTCACCAATTAGAGGCTCAGAGTTTGTAACTACTACATCGTGGTCAATCACAGTATCCGTCTGTAACACATCCAATACTCGTTCAAACGGCAGGTTCAATAGTTCCGAAATAATCAGCGCCATGCGGCGAAGATTGCCCACAGGCATCTCGACAAATTGCGGTTCCATCATCTCACGTGATTTATATAACGATATTTTAATCATTTTTTTTTAAATCATCAAAGATAAATGCTGAATTATGGTCTAAAGATAACGATACGTTCAAAAGTTTTTAATCGAAAGGTTTTTATTTGAATCAATGTATTCATTCGGGATACTTTGAAAGGTGTTTACTTGAATTTTTCTGATAATCTCGAATTAATGTATTCATTCAAAATTGAAATTTATTTTTTATATTTATACGAAACTATCATTAAAATGAATATTTTTGACAAAGAAAAAAATTCAGAATATATTACCGATAAAACTCAGGCAAACGAATTATCGCAAATTAATATACCTAAATGTTATGCTGGTTATGTAAACACAGCAATAGCTTCTTCGGTAAAACTATTAACTATGAAAGAATTTATCGATATTACAGGATTTGAAGTCGATTCAAAAACTTTTGATATTTTATTTATGAATATAAATGATGAGGGCGTGCCTATTTATATCGATGCTAATATGTTAAATTGGATGGGATATACAGGTGAAGAAAAAACTCAACTATTATCAATTAAGAAACATATGGAACGTAATTTTGATGAATCCGATTATAAACTATTAAAAAATACAGAATATAAAACATTTATAAAGGATGAAATTAAAGGTAGCCATACGGCTACCTTAAACTTTCCGGAACCTGCCGTAGGCGCGTCGGCTCGGTCTAAAACACATCTTATTGTTATGCCGGAGGCTTTTAGACATTTATGTATGATGATTAACACTAATAAAGGTAAACAAATACGTAAATACTATACAACGTTAGAAAAGTTAATCAAATCTTATAATTTGTACCAAACCATGTTTCGATGCAGAGAAGCTGAATATGCCATGACATGTAAAGGCGATAAGATAGATAACTTATTATTAGAAATAAAAGAAAACGAAAAGAAAGCTAATGAAAGATTTCAAGAAGAAAAAAAGAAAGCTAATGAAAGATTTCAAGAAGAAAAAAAGAAAGCTAAAAAGTTACGTAAAAAAGCTGAAGAACGATTTCAAGAAGAACGTAAAAAAGCCGACGAACGTTTTAACAAGCTATTAGGCGTTGCTGAAGATACTAAAGAAGAAGTTCTAGAAAAGATAGGCGAGCTTGCTGAAACACGATTAGACTTAAGTAATGTAGTACATGACAGAGTATCGACAAAACGAGTACCGGCTAACAAAATATCTTACTTTGTTATATTAAAAGATGCCGACGACGAAAAGGTACCATACTATGTTTTACGAGCACAGAGACAATCAGTTTCTCGAAAGATAACCGAAATGCAAAAAGATTATAATGTACATGAAGTTTTTAGAATTTATGAGCCAAATGCCGTAAATTTTTGGATTTCCGTATGTGATAAGTTCTTATCAAATATTAAAAAATCGCCAACACAAAACTGGTTTGCATTGCGTAATATAACGGAATCCGAGTTTAAAAGACAGGTAATTGAAATGGACAAATCCGAAAGACAAAACCCAAAATTTATTTAAATCAATTGAATATATTGAATAGCCATTATTTGAATTTTAATCTAAACATATAAATGTATAGTATTTGTGGGCGCATAGTGAAATTGGTTATCACCCCGGTCTTATGAGCCGGTATTCCGAGTTCAAATCTCGGTGTGCCCAGCGTGAATTTTTTTTTCACGGCGGTACAAACGGTATTATTAAAAGTATGAAAATAATTTGCTTTATATCTTTAAACCATTCGTAGTCTTTAAAAATAATATATGCCGCAAATAATAATATATAAGCAAATACTATATAGATTAGCATTTTATATATATAAGTATGTTTGAAATTTTAATAGCTCAAATTAAAAAAATAAACTTGAATAAAAACTTGAATAATGATGATTTTAAATCGAATGAATTGAATAAAGATGATGATTTTAAATCGAATGAATTGAATAAAGATGATAAAAATGATTTTAAATCTCTCAAATTAAAAAAAAAATAAACGCGAATAGAAACGCGAATAAAGATGATGCGTTTAACGCGAATAAAGATGATGCGTTTAACGCGAATAAAGATGATGCGTTTAA